TTTTTTTTTTTGTCTAAAATGTACAAATTAAACAAAAAAAAAATAATCACTCTGCATACCACTTCTCTACATCCATGCCGTGATCCAAGAGCTTATTCTTGTACAGCCAGCCCATGCCATCCAGAGGATGAACCTCGTAGTATTCCCGCAGATTCTTATGTTCCACCTCGATATCCTTGTACAGCCGGTGCAACTGCTCCTCGGTGAATCCCCACCGCATGAACAGCACCCACAGCCATGCCGAGTCTACCTCCATGGACATACGGAACTCTTGTCGCAGAATTTCTTCCTTGACAAGATCCTCCATCATTTTTCGCTGGGTCGAACTCACCTTGTTACTCGGCGGGTTCTCCTCGCGGTTCTTACGGTTACGGTTTCCCTTGCTCATGCTTCTTCCTCGCTTCCTCATAATATCGTTCGCGGATCCCGACGTTCATATCGTTCAGGGTAGGGACGTAAATCTCCCGGCTACACGCGGCACAATGAGCCACATACTCAGGGCAAACAAACTCCACCCCTCGGACAGTCACCTTCGCCTGACGGCGACTCACATGGTAGTTACGCTTCTTACCGCAGTTCACACACATTTCCGTGTATAACCGCGACTCCTCGGCCTCCCACGCTGCGATAGCTTCCTCGGGGGTGGGATAGCCACCCTCCATATATAGCTCCATCTGTTTCCAGCTCGGGCCATACAAATAACCATGAGGCTTACCATCACGGTACTCGACGTACATTTTCAGTTCCTCAGCCATTATCGTTCCCTCCATCCATCGTCATGCCACAGATGGGACAGTAGTTCCAATGAGCGCGGTTACACTCGATGCCGCCCAAGTGTTCACTCTCCCTCGACCTACAACGAGGACACCGCAATAGGGGATCGCCACCCGGGGTAATCACCCCATGAACAACTTCCCATTGACCATGCACCACTTCCACCAGATCCTTGTCACGAACGGCATCCCGGTAGCCCTGCTCATACTGCTGCCGGTCATACTGCAACGCTCGAATCAGTTCTTCTCGGTCTACGTTCGGGATGTAGTGGAGAACGGCTTCGTAACACGCCTCCTCACACTTCTCTTTAACTTGGTATTCGATATCGGTTACGATCAGCTCTATCGGTGATTTATACATCGGCTACCTCCTCGTCCATGTGCGCTCCGCACTCGGGACACCGTTTCGTCCCTATGGTGTACCAAAAATCGTCTGAATCACGGGTAACACACGCCATCGTCCCACACGCAGAACAGTATCGCCTACCGCCGCGCATGACCCAATGCGCATGAACCACCGGTTCGGCTTCAACAGCCAGGGCGTTCCTCACGGCAGCGAAAATCTCCGGGGTCTTAAACCATGCTTCTTCCTCGGAACACGCTCCGCGCCACATCACAGTAGATGTGCCACATTCCTCTTTGTGATACCAGTCTACATTTTCGATTCCCTCGATTAGCGCCTCACGACTAATCAGATCGCCACCCAGATACGCATACTCACCCTGCGCGTTCAGCGCCTCACGACAGCGTTTCAGATCCCGGTTCAGCTCCAGAATAACCTCACCCTGAGCCTCGATATCCTTACGGAGATCCCGGTTCTCCTCGCGGAGCCGTCCGATAACATCCAGAGCATCCTCCATCAGACAACGCTCACACTCACTACCGGCGCTGGCGTAACCGCATACATCGCAATCACGATACTTAATATCACGATGGCACTCCTCCAGCGCTCGGATCACCTTATCCAGCTTTTCCATACTTACCCTTTCTTCTCCAGCAGACTTATTCTGTCTGCGACCGTATGGTTCGTACCTACGCCGAGTAGCGTACTCAGAACCATTTCAACCGTTACGCCATCCCGATCCGCGACTTTCTGAATCCGGCGAAACAAATCCGACTCAGAATCCAGTACCACACTTACCTCCACCGTATATACCTTATTTACCATCTTCTACGCCTCCTCCCATGCTTACGACGATAGCCACCCTTGCCGGTCTTATCTTTCACTAGCCCGAATATTACCGACAGGGGTATATACACGAATACCAGAAACAGTACCGCGATTATATATCCCATTACTCCTATCCCTTTCTCCGTTTTATGCTCGGCAGCTATTTTCTTTTACTGGGATCGGACTCAAATCGCCGTATACCGACCGCAACTGTCCCTCTCTCCATTTCTCGTCAGAATAGGGATATTTTGAGAAGAAATCGTTCTGTTCCCACATGAGATCCCGAGTGACTATCCCATCCTCCTCCAAAACATGACCGGTCTTGGTCATGTTTACTGCTCGAAAAACACTTGATAAAAGGGCCAAATATGCACGAGTGGGGAAGATTTGAGCGCCATGTATAGCACACAATTCGGGGATCATCGGTAGCACCCTGCTTGGCATCGTTACTAAAAACTGCTCGAATGGATATTCCTCGGGGTAGTTGTCCCATTCCCTATGACACTCACTACACAAAGGGATTAGGTTCTCCGGGGTGTTATCCCCACCATACACCAACTCGACGAGGTGGTGTAGGTGTACACTCTTGCCGAAATACCCACACCTAGCGCAAACGAAACCCTTCCACCCATGCTCCTTCATCCACCGATTGCGTAATTTCTGAAAGTCTGCTCTATTGTCGCTCACGCACCCACCTCCGATCTACACCACTTATACCATGTACTCCGACTGATACCCAGCTCCTCACACGCAGCCACTACCGTGATCTCACCGCGCTCGGCCCTGCTCCGATATTCCTCGAAATCCTCCGGCTTCTCCAGAGCCTTGCGACCCTCCTTGTAATCGGGGTTCGTAGCTCGGGCAACAGCCTTACCCTCGCTCGTGCGCTCCACGATCATATCCCGCTCGAACTCTGCAAACGACAGCAGTACGTTCAGAATCAGGCGGCCCGTGGGGGTGTTCTCGATCAGACCCATGTTCAAGATATGTACGTTCACTCCTCGGGCTAACAGTTCCTTTACCAGAGCGCTACCCTCGCTGGCACTACGAGCAAAACGATCCAGCTTGCACACCACCAGAGTGTCGCCGGGTTCTAAATCGGCCACCAGTTTCGTAAATTTCGGGCGATCCACCTTCGTGCCGGTATATGCCTCCAGCACGATCTCCTCACAGCCCGCCTCCTCCAGTTTGCTACGCTGATCCTCCAAACTGTTACCATTCGTAGCCTGACCGGTGGTACTGACACGACCATAACCCTTTTTCTTCTTTCGCGGACTCATTGATCTTCACCATCCTTTTTCTTCTTATATACTTTAACCTCGTTGCGATCCTCGTTATCGACAACGTAGGTTTCCTTACCGCCCACCTTGTTTCGGATCACCAGTTCGCAATCCATGGCTCCCAACAGCTCCAACAGCTTCTCGACTGTCATGGTTTTACTCTGGAGGCGATTATTCACGGCGCTAGGGGTGTTATAACCCAGCTTGTCCGCTAGAACCGCTCCGCTCATTTTTTTGATACCCATGAGTTCCTTTACGATTTTAATTTCGTTCATTACTATTCCCCTCTCGGTTTGTCTGACAATAATATAGCACACGGTTTCGTGTTTGTCAACTATCTTTTAGAGAAAAAATACAAATATTTTGTCTTTTTTGAAATTTTCTCCACCGAAGCCCATCACCCGGCGCGACTGGCCCCCGCCCCCGTTCCCCCGGCGGCATGATCTTTTCAGGCGGTCAGGTGACCATATAGCTATCGCCGGATCGGCAGCACGCGACGCGCAACGACTCCAGCCAGCGCCCCGGCAGCTATACGGGCCGCGTTATATTGTGTGTAAACTCAAAAGAAATAATACACAAAAACACAAACACGAATTTGTGTATATTTATTTGAAATAACACTTGCAACTAACACGAATTAGTGTATAATGTAATTAAGAACACGAAAACGTGTTAAATACCACATACACACCGCCGCCCCACACAAGGACGGCACACACAAACAAGGAGGATTTTATAAATGAAAAACTATTACAATCTGGATGGAATCAAAACACAACTTTCTATCAATATCCGCGCAACCCGTGCGAGGCTGGAAGCATGGGAAGCCGTGACTTTCCCCACGCGGAAAGATGGCAGCCCGTTTAAAATTCTTTCTAAAAATATTGAAGGTGCCACCATTTACACGGAAGCATACGCAATGCAGCCGGGAGAAAACAAGTTGCGCGTGACCACATGGGCCGACGGATCCGGTTATATTTCTTCCGAAATAGATATCTACAATTTGGTTAGATACCTAAAGGATGAAAAGAAGATTGCCAAAACGGAAAACTATATGCCCAAATTGACCTATTTGGAGCAAGTATACCGCTATGATCTGGAGGATATCAAAGAAGCAGTAGCCCAAAAAATCGAAAACCTCCGCGCGGAGCTGGCAGCACTTGAAAACGCGCTAACTCTGAGCGATACAGCATTTACAACTTTCCGCAACGCATACGGCGCGGCGCTGGCTCAGCTTGAGAAAGACACGGCGAAAGAACAAAACAGCACCTTGTATTATATGATCCTTGAAACCGTGAAAGAGAGGTATCCATATTGTTAATCATAGGCCGCTACACCGGGCGCGACGGATCCGGTAAACCACAATTTATATTTATATGGAGGGAAAAGAAATGAAACAACCGAAAGAACGCGTAATATATGACAACTATGATTTGTGGGGGAGCCTATCCGAAGCCGCCCGGGAATATCTGGAGGAAGTAAACGACCATTTAGATTTACAGGAAGAACCCGCCGACTCCGAAATTTGGGAGGAAATATATTTTCTTGATAGGATAAACTGGGAGGAAGAACGGGAGCGCTTAGAAAAATATTTTACTGGCACTCAATACATGATCCGGGGAACCGTTGGCCGCTGGAATGGGACTTTCCCAGCCGGTATTGTCTTTACTGACTTCGGAAAAATGTTTTCCGACGCAACAACAGATTGCGACTATTGGAAAATCTGGGACGAAAACGGGCATTTATTTATAAAATGCAGCCACCACGACGGTACAAACCTATTTGAGATCAAGCGTATCACCGCCCCCGGCGCTACCCTGCTGGAAAAGTGGGAATCTGACTATTACGACCCCCGGACGGAAGAAGAAATACACGCGACAATCTGGAATAACAATTTTTATTCTGCCCTGCCACATTTCGCACACAATGTATACGGATGCAATAAACGGGAGGCAAAAACGGCATGAATAACTATCATATTGTGACATCCACCGAAGCCGAAAAATATACCATTATCGGCGTTATCCGCGCAGCCGGGGCCGTTTTAACTGGCGTTTCCGGGTATGGATCCGGCTATTATATCCAATTTGACGCAACCCCGCAACAATGCGACGAAATTAACCGCCGTTTGGAGGTGACAGCATGATTCTAGCCATTATCGCAATTATCCTTTATATCCCGCTGGCCGTGATTTTCGGCTTAATGAAAAACTATATGAAGTAAACAACGACCCCCGGCAAAACGGGGGTTTTTCTATGGAGGGAAAACAATGAAAAATTTCTATATCGCGGTACAAATCCGGGAAAACGGCAAATATTACGCTTATATGATCCGCTGCACACACAGCGACAATCTGTTATCAAAATTGAAAATCCCGCATATTGTCGCCGCTAATATCATGCCCACGAAAAAGGCAGCGCGGGCCACGGTTATCGCGTGGAATGACTCTTTTAAGAACAACGGCACTTATTTATTTTCCACTATGCCGGACGGATCCCCTGTTCCATTTTGACAGGAGGTGGTACAATGGACGCATGTAGAAAAATCTGGTTTTACACTCCGGCACAATATGCCGGAATGATCGTCGGACTAATCGCCACCGGCGCGGCGTTGCTGGCATTAATCGCAATTTGTTAAATGGAGGAATAAAAATGACCGCAAAACAACAATTGAAAGAGCTTTATGTAGATATTTGTAATAAGCTGACCGACTATGAACACGACCGCGACCCGGAAACGTCCGAAGGTGAATGGCTGGAGGAATTTTATTTATTACTAGTGCGAACACAAAACGCAATAGATACCCTGAGCGACGAATAAACCACACAGCCCCACGGGATCCCGTGGGGCTTTTCTTATGCCTCCAGCTTACAACCCCGCCCGGATCATATACACCGCACACGCAGCCACGCAGCGCCCCACTAATACAGAAAACCCGGGTATAATGCCCGGGTTTTTCTATGCAATCTAGCTGTAAGCCTCTGAGCGCCCCTGTAAACCGTTTTCCTTACGATAGGTATAAACACCCTAGGACGGGCATTTTCGGCGCTCTGGCTGGCGCTGAGCGCGTCAGAATAGGACTATCGGACTTTTTTCTGGCCCGGACGGGGTAAAAACGTCGCCGGTGTACATGGTAAAATCTGGGAATATACAGAAAATGAATAAAAATACACGTTTTCTGTATCTTTTTTCATTCGTCAGGTTTTCCCAAAACCCGGAAATCCTATAAGCCCTGATAGTCGCTATAGTCGTGAGAGTCGTTAGAGTCGTGAAAGTCGTTCAGTCCTCATAGTCGGGCAGCTCAGCATACTTGGCCTCGATAGTCGCCACATCCATAGTTTCGGGAGTCGCTTGGTTCGGAGTCAGCACATACTCCTGCTTATCGGCATAGCCAAAGTTGTTCTTGCCGAGGAAAATACCAGAAACGGGATTGATCTTACCGTTCTGCATATAGTTCTCCCACAGCTCCTCCAGCATATTATACGCTTGGAGAATAATCGCTTGGTGTGTGTCGGCTCGAAAGTTGCCATGCCTCCAATCAAACAACGTTTGCCGTGTAATCCGCAGAGAATTACAGAAGCCCTTAACAGTCGGTTTCATATCGTTCTGAGCGCACAGCGTAAAATATTCCTCGATTCTCCGTTCAACCTGAACGGGATCGCTGATATCGATAGGAGGCATCTTCATAACAGCCATGCCATGAGCTAGGAACTTAGTATTATCCCCCGGCTGAATGTACTCCTGTCCGAACTTAGATGGAATACCCAGCCTGTCCCTCTCCTCCCGCCTCTGCTCCGCGAGTTTCCGAGTCTGGGCTTTCTCCTCGGGGGTCTTGGGGGGTCTACCTCTCCCCCGTTTTACGGGAGGGGTGTCCTCCACGGGAGGGGTGGGTGTATCCGGGGTGGGGGTCTTAGGGGGACGACCCCTACGCTTAGTAGTAGTTTCGTTGTCCATGTTATTCTACCTCCAGAAAGTCGTTGTAGTTTTTCAGCGCCTCAATGATTGTAGGAAGAATCCTCTCCTCCGAAATCAAATACGCCTGACCATGGCAGTAGGCATGAGTGCCGTAGTTGTTCTCCGTGAACCTAGTAACCTGATCGGAGTTGATAACCCCAGATCGCTTCGTAATAATCCACATAGTAGCAGTTCTCCTTGGAATGACAGATGTGTGACACCAGACCCCCCCCTATTTCTTATATATATAAAATATATTTTCTCTATATACTATTTATATATATTTACTGTCATAGTGTCATAAATAAAAAGAATATAAGAAAAAGAGTAAGCGCCCCAACGATTTTTCGGCATGACGGATTTTAGTGACGCTGTAAAAGCCGTGACAATAAAAGCCGTCATAGTTGTTCACACTTACGAATTTTATTGTTCATCCTGACGAATTTTTAACCGGTAGCCTCGCTGAGTTGAGGTTCGGAACGGCTCATATCGGAGTTTCGCCACCTTCTTAAACTCCCGATAGAAGGAATTGGAGGAGCGAACATCGTAAGTATTCCGAATACACCAGCTCTTGTAGTCCTCATAGAGCTGTTGGTTGAGCAGTTCCACCGGATAGTCGGGAACAATTTTCTCCTCGTAGAACTGCAACACGGGGTTGCTGGATCGCCGGAAATCCTGAATCAGCTCCACCTGATCGTTGGTTTCCGTGAAGTAGCCCACGGTGCGGAGTAGCTTATAGCCCTCGTAAACCCAATTAAAGATACCACCGGAAGCGAGTTCCCGAGCCAGCTCGTCCTTGATATCCACGTTCTTAGGACGTTGGTAGGGATCGTTGGGATCCGGGTAGTCCACGAAAGAAACCTTGAAATCCACGATAACGAGTCGCCTTGCCAGACCCTCGGAAGTGTCGCCGGAAGTGATCTCCGTGTTGGTAGCGAATACGAGTTTCGTTCTCGGAATGAACGTAACGAAATCCTGAGATTTGTAGCAGCCGGAGATAGGTTCGCCGGTAGCGATGGATTTCATGCGCTCCTCCACGTCCTTAAAGTCGGAACGGATTTCACCGGCGATATTGATAATAGACTCCCTGAGCTGGATAACTTGGAACCGGTCGAGGAGCGCTCTGGGTTGTAAGTGCGAAACGTGTGTATCACCGAAAAGCTGTCGCAGCATATCGAGATACACGGACTTGCCGTTAGAGCCGAGGCCCTGTAATACGAAAATACGCTCCAGACGGTTGTCCTGATAGCCGAGAGCGTAGCCCGGTATGAATTGCAGTAGCTCGGCAGATTTAGGATCGCCAGCCGTAACATCGTCGATGAAGGAGGCCCACGAGTTGTAGGTGGCATCGGGATTGTACGGATAGCTGGACTGAACAGAGCAATAATCGTTAGGGTTGTGATCCCGGAAAACGCCGGTATCCAGCTCCAGAGTGCCGTTGACGAAATTCCACACGGGTTGCCGGTCGAAAACAACGTCGCGCAGCGCTCGGATTTTCAGGAGTTTCACGATGGCCGAAACGCGCTGAGAGGTGGAAAACTCGCCGTATGCCCGGTCAGCGTAACCACCGATAATGCCGTCGTTGAGGCGTTGCCACACACCGCCCGTATATTCATAGAAACCGACCGCATGAATATACAGGAGTTGGTGTTCCCGGAGTATTTCGTCAGCGACGATGGTTTCAGGAGGAGCCGTAGTTGCTGACTTGAACAGGGATTTCAGAGCGTCGCCGTCCCAGCGCCGGAGTTCCCGTAACCGTGAGAAAAGGTTATCGAGCGCGGTACGCTTGGTATGCCGAGCGACGGTGTAAACGTAGGATTCGAGATCGCTGAAATCCATGATCCGGGAAGCGATGTATTCGATACCGGGTTCGGCGCTGGAAATAATACGGCTGAGATCGCCACCGGCAGCGTAATACTCGGAAATATCGTGGTAAGGAGTAGGAACCGTACCGACGATGAATGGGATTCGATTCCGAGTGAGAATCGTAGCCATAGTCTGCGCGAAAGAGTCGCCAGCGTGAGTAACTGCGTCGTTGTCGTAGACGATGAATACCCGTGAGAATTTCCGAGCCGCAGAGAGAACCGTGGGAAGCTGATCCTTAGAGAATCGACCGGTGATCGCAGAGAGAACGGGATAGCCGGAAGCCTCGAAGGAGGCGGCATCGAAATAGCCCTCGGCGATAACGAGGGTGTCCCCCGGAACGGTGCGGTCGAGGGTCTGGAGGCCCCACGGGATGTGCTTGCAGAACTCGTCGCGTTTCTGTTTCATGTACTTGTTTTCCGGGAACGCAGAGCCGGGAAGCGCTCGGGTGGCATAGTAAGAAACATAGCCGTCGCGCCCTGAGAAGTACGGCAGGAATAACCGTCCCCGGAGTGGCCCGTCCGTAACACGACCGATCATAAGACGAGAGATATCGGTGTCGGTAAGGCCGCGAGAATGAAGATACTCCCGGTCGGCGGTGGTAAGCTGACTGTGATAGTACGCGGTCTGAGCGTTCATGGATTCCGTGTAGGATCGCCACTCGTAGGTGTTGTCCTGATTGTCGGAAGTAACGCCAGCGAGTCGAGCGAGTTCCCGGATGGCAGCACCGCGATCACCGGAATAGCGAAGTTCCGCGAGAAGATCGATGCAGTCGCCGCCAGAGCCGGAGCCGAAGTCGTACCAGAAATCGGCATCGACCGCGAAACTGGACGGGTTGCTGGCTCCCGGTCGTAAGGGTGATACACACCGGTCACCGGATTGCCGGATCGGGAGTCCGCAGCGCTGGGCTACGTCCACACAGGATATGCGTTGTTTGATTAGCTGTGTATCATACACCCCGTAAGACCTCCTGAGCCATAGGATAGAGTTTCTGCATATCGAAGAAATCGCGAGGGTCTAAGCCCGTGGATTTCTGGATTTTCTTAACGTGGTAGTAGATCGTATTGCGATGGTAATTCAGAAAAGCCGCAGCCCGTAAGGAAGATAACTGGCACTCCGCTAGGGTAGTAATGATTTTTGCTTGCTGTTTAGTCATGGTTACTGTTCTCCTCCGTTCTAGTTCGTTTCCCGGTTAAGATGTAAATTACATCAGCACCGAGTTCATAAAACTTAGCCAGATAGTATGCCCGAGGGATTCCCCCACCGGAAATCCACCATCCGACCGTATCGGGGTGGCAGCCGATAAGTTTTGCTAACTCCACATTGCCGTAGCCGAGCCGAAAGATTTCCTCCGTCAGCCGAGGGAACATATCGAAATCAGTTGTTCTCATTGTGACTACCTCCGATGATAAGTTCTTCTGCGTAAGGCAGGGATTCTACCCACCGGCAGAACTCACGCCACTCGTCGAGTTTGTGGTGCTTACGAGCGTGATACATGGTACGCAGAACTGCGTAGTTGAGAGAAACGGTACGGCGCTGATTGTAGCTCGTCGGGAGAATCTGGATCATGGTGTACCACCACGACTTGTCCTTGGTTTCCAGATAGCGCTCACGGCAAGCGTTGAGAACGCCCACGGTGTACTCCAGCCAGCCGGGAACGTTGTTGTGGTCGTGGCTGAAATCCTCCACGGTGAGATCCCGAGAGTGGATTTTGTGCATGGTGGAGCAGGAGTTAGCGACCGTACCGACCTTGTAGCTGTCGAACTCCTTCCACAAATACAGAGGAGCCGTGATGTCCAGAGTTACAGTAATCATCCGCAGGAACTTACCGTGATCCTGACCGGCGTTGGCAAGGTTCTGGAGGAGCCGGAGATCGTTGGGGCCGAGTTTATGTGCCACGCCCTCCTCTGGATAACACCAGAACGCAGTATCGGATTTATCCCAAGAGTTCATGGGGTTTCTGGCTCCCCGGATCGCCGGTTCCCAGCCATAAGTATCGACGTTTTCAATTCTTATCACGGTGATAGTCAACCTCCCAGATGCAGCACATGATGTTAAACACGAACGCTCTATCGTGGTGTTCATCGTTATCACCACGGCGGTATTTCAAATAATGACGAATGGCAGAATCGAGATAGCAGTTCACCGGGATCCCGAGCTGCCAGTTGTTCTCGCCATATTTCTTCGCACCTTCCTCGAAATGGATTGCAGTTTCGAGGAGCATAGTTTCTGGTTCGCCGTTGTAGGCAACCGTGACAAACTTGAGGATAGCAGCGTAAAGATACCGGGTTTCACCGGATTCAGTAAACGCCGCGATAGATTGGAAAATGTAATCTCCGGTCTGTTTCCCGAGCAATCGGGATACGACACGCAATGGCATGAGGGTGGGTTTCCCCTTCCCTTCTTGGATATCCCGGACAGCACCGGTAGAAAATTCGTGACGTTCGCCCGAATCTTTAATCATAGTGAATCTCCTATATAATCAGATATGTATTTCTTAGCCAGAGCGACGTACCATGACTTGTCCACCGCATCCAGCGTTAGCTTGTTTTTGTTGTCGATAATGCAGGACTCGGGGAGTCCTCCGATTTTGCCTACAGTACCGTCCGGCTTGATCTTGACGAGAGTACCCATATTGGGATTCACGGAAGCATACAGGCGGTTCACACGCTGAACTTCGGCGCGGGGGCCATCGTAGCAGTCCCATGTGAAGCGAGGCATAATGAGTTTTCCGTTAATATCACGAATACGATACTCACGCTGCCAACGTTTCTTACGTTCATCGAAATCTCCGGGAACTCGGAATACGGACTTGTATCCACCACCGGCCTTAGCGACGATCTGGAACTCATGTATATCGGTACACCGATATATGGTGTCCTCCACCGGGGTTCCGTTCACGAAATACTCGATAACGGCTTTCTTGACGATGGTGTGATTATTATTAATAGAGAAAGCACCGGCAGGAGCGATACCGTAGGTAACGTAGCTACCCTTGGTTTTAACCTTGCCGTTCTCGAAAACCATAACGTAGTTATTTACGTCCTTCTGGATAATCTTCTTGATCTTATCCTCCTCCAGTTCGAGGTGCTTGGACTGCTGCCACTCGTCGTTGAGGCGGTATACCGTGGGCAGCTCGGACTCCTCCAGAGAAATCATCAGACCATCGGTGTTGAGCTGAATTATCCGCAGGGACGGACAGGCTGCGAGATAACGCATAGCCAGCTCCAATATGTAAAGCTGTCCCGTGATACACACCGACCGACCCATGAGAGGATCGTATAAGGGGTTCGTGGATGCAAGGGACGCGCCGTAGGTGGTGTTTAGAATCAGCTTTAACGTGTTCGCCGTGTACTTGTCGCCGTTTTTCTTAGCCCGGAGCCGTGTGTGGTAGAAGTTCTCGAAGATCTCCGAGGACGGGATATTACGGCTTGTGTATCCGTTGTAAACCATCAGGCTAGGGTACAGCGAGGCTACGTCGAAATTTCGGATCACACGGGAGCCGGTAGCCTCCTCGCGGTAGTTCGGTTGGGCATGGTGGATGCCACCGAAAGCGATAATCGCCTCTGCTCCGTCCACCATGAGATTCAGCTTCGAGGAAAACAGCTCTTTATCCGGGATGGATTTATCCTGCATCCGATTAAAGAACCGGAGGACTTCGGGTGGGATCAGGGATCGATCCAGATTCTCCGGGTAGCTGTACTCGCGTTCGTCGTATCTCTGTACGAACTCTGCCTCCAGAGCCGCAGCCGTCAGACGGGCGTTGGTCATATAGAGCGCTTTAGTGTCCGGCAGATCGATGGAGCGACCGACGTTCAGCTTCGCTTCTAAGTACGATTTGCGGAGCGTGAGTAGCTTCGCCGTCATAAGAACGTCGTACTTACAGTAGAAGATCGTCGATTGGATCTCCTCGGGAGTCAGAGGACGGTCGATGTTAAAATCGACCTGCGTTTCCTCGATGTTGTATCCGAGGTGGGCTTCGATGTGCTTTAGGGATGTACCGACTTGGGTATCGTCCATGAGATCGAAGCTATCGAACCAGAATCGATTTTGACGGAGGAACCAATGCTCCCAGCCGGGGCGCTCCTCGGTGATAATGAAATCGTTAAGGGACTTCACGAGATCCGGTTCAGCGCCACAGGCGATAGCTTTCAGAATGTGATTATCGTAGTGCTTGTTATTGAAACCGCAGAACACGGTATCAGACAGGCTCAGCAGATCCCGGACAGCATCGTTATTGTTGTGGTAGGTGAACCACTCGCCGGTGGAGATATCTAGGAATATTGCGATCCAGTCGTATTTGAAAACCTCAACGTCTACAACAAAGATTCTCATTCGTAGGGTACTCCGATATATTCGAGAACTTCTTGGATGCCCAGACCCTTCTCCTCGATAGGACGCATACAGTAGTCATACTGCCTCGGGTGGGTTTCCTTCATAAGCTGGAAGCGATTTTTCCCTTTCTGGAGGTGACACCCGAAAAGGCAGAACATACAACCTGTCCTATCGCAACCGGTGGTGTAGAGATCACCGTTATCGTCGGCTACAATGTCACCGTAAACAGAGGCATACTCCAGATTGTTCTCGCTGATATACTGGAGAACGTCCTGTTCTGTCCAAAAGCTGAGGGGACGGGAAGCAGGATCTTTGCTATCGTAGGCGTTACATCCGTTCTGCATCCACTCGGCTTTTCGAGCCTGACTCTCGGAAGCCATGACACCGATATAGGGAACCCGTTTGGACTGCTTACCGTATTTCTTAATGGGACGTTTTTTCATAACGTCACAGCACTTAGCCGAGATCTTGAACGGGGCATCCAGCAGATATCCCCATTGAGGGCAATCGAATTTCGATGGTCTACCGTCTAACCGCCCTCCGAGTTCTCCTCGCAGCCGTTTCATGCGTGTGCTGTTCGGGTTCCTACGAGCGCCCTCTACACAGTCAGCGACTCGCTTCGTGGGAACGGGATACCCGTATGTTTTGATTACCTGATCAAATCGCATCTCGGGCCGAACTACAACGTCTGCTCGTTCGGTTGCGAATTTCCGCACCTCTGGATATTCGAGGCCCGTATCGACGAAAACAGAAGGTACGTCGTATACTCCGGGTGTGTTTTCTACCAGATGTTTCAGCACAGTAGAGTCCTTGCCACCGGAGAAACTAACATATACCTGACCGTCCCAATGGTCGTACCAATCTCGGATACGACGTTTGGACATTGCCACTTTTGCCGATAATGGTAGTGATTGCATTTGCTTTAGATCACCGGCATTATGCTTGTGGTCTACCATTTTCAATTCCCTCCTTAGTAATCGCCCTTGGTGTCCGCATAGCCCCTTCTCCGTTTCCGTTTCTTATGGTGACGGGAAGTGAGCCACAGATCATCGAGGAGCCGATTTTCTTTTCTTCTCTGCTCCAGATACTCGTCCCGATACTTACGGAAAGCGATATACTTCTCGCAAGTGGAGTGGCAACCCACCACACGATCAGGGCAGTCTTTACATGGTGCGTTCAACGATCTCAAGTGCCTCCTCTACGCTATGAGCGCAGCCGGAGATAGCACCGGTGTTACGCATAGCATCTAAAAATTTCTGCTGATCCGGGCGAGGGTGTTCGCCGGGAAGTTTTACTTCGATGTATAGAGCCTTACCGTCCGAAATACGGTGGCCCCATATGTCAGCTTCGCCGTGGTGTCCCACGTTCACGATAGCTCCGTACTTGGTATAGAACTGACCTACCGTGTGGTTACGAGCGACGCAGCCGTTCTTACAGAGAGCTACGATAATCTGATTCTGTAGTATGGTTTCGGGGTTAATAAAGACCGCCTCCTCTTATGAGAGATTTCTGTGAATTGTTGCAAAAATCTCTCATAGAATGGTAGGCGATCTAGTCGCTCTATCGTTTTCGGCCCCGGAGAACCTGAGCCGCCCAGAACGCAGGATTTTTATAGCCACGCTGTTTCCCGAGCCGTACCAGCTCCTCAAACGTGTTAGCCCTCCCCTGCTCTATCCGGGACTTTTTCTTAGCCTCAGCGACTCTCAGAGCCTCCTCAGCCGTGATACGCTGTAATTCGATATCTTGCTGGGCTTGTATCTCCCTCGGATGAAGTGGATATTCCGTCCCACAAAACGGACACTTAGGAGCCGTAGCGAACGTCATATAACACTCGGGGCAACATCGGATGTAGAAATTGCCCTCCGGTGATAGCTCCCGGCGTTTCCGCAGGGGCTTCTCCAACGACCACTCTCTCGGATCGTCTGGCAGACCAATACGGGTATAGTTGCCGACGCAATCGATGATCTTGGCCGTCTTACCGGGCAGATACCGCATACAGCGCATCATTTGTTGGATTCCGAGGGCCACAGACTCAGTTGGTCGTAGGAGTATGCAGCAGGAAACTTCGTCGATGGAGATTCCTTCTGAAATAATTCCGACATTGCAGAGGATGGTGATACTGCCTGTTCGGAAACGCTCCATGATTTCACTCCGTTCGCGTTTTGGAGTTCCAGCAGAAAGACTCTGCGCCCGGATTCCAACGGAATTAAAAGCGTCGGCGGTACGTTCGGCGTGAGCAACGGATACACAATAGCAAATTGTCCGTTCTCCCGAAGCAAATTTGCGATAGCTGTCAATGGCATTTCCATAGATAACCCTCTCGTTCATCAGGCGCTCCAGATCCGAAACAACGTAGTCACCGGCAACGGTTCGTAGCCCGGTAGTATCTACCAGAGTAGGAGCGTAGTATTCATAAGGTGCGAGGCGCTTGTTCTCGATTAGCCACCGGGTATCTACACCCTGAATCAGAGTGTCGTACACCGAGCTAAGAGGAGCGCCGTCCAGCCTCACCGGGGTAGCTGTGAGGCCCACGGTGAAGGTGTTATAATGGTCGATCACCTTCACCCATGAGTTCGACCTACTCAGGTGCGCTTCGTCGGTGACGATCAGCGCTGGAGTGGGATAGCGACCGAGCCGGTTCGCTTCCGTGAGAATCATAGCGACTCTCGCGTTGGTGATACCTAGATTCTGGAGTAACTGTTCGTGTTGCTGTTTGAGTTCCTGTCGGTGGGTCAGCACAAGCGCCTCACCGGTGGTACGTCGAATCAGCTCAGCGAACAGATAGGACTTGCCAGCTCCGCAGGGAGCTACCACAAGGGGACGGCGGTAGCCCTGCTTAAACGCTCGGAATGTTTTATCTAAGAGATCCTGCTGATAGTCACGGAGCATCGGTATCACTCACGATATCGAAGAATCTCCGTCCGTTATCCTGTAGCACCTGATAGATGCCCTTGGAGAACATTTCCACGATCTCCTCCTCGTTCTCGATCTGCATACAAGCGTGTTCCCGGATGCCGTGGAGGATTTCGTGCCAAAGGGTGATACATTGATGTTCGTGGCCCAGACCATCGGTTTCGGACAATTCGATAGTGCCGTTGTCATAGGAGATAGCACCATAACATAGCTCTGTCCCTAACCGGAGGTTCGGAGTATAAAGAACCTCATACTCCACTCCCCCGATACGGACGCTGTTAGGAATTTTCATCGGCCTCAACCCATATCGAACGGCAGATCGTCGGGGATACTTACCTGAGCCACGGGAGCCTGAGTAGCACCGGTATTGCCCTTCCACGGAGCCAGTTTGTCTTGACGGTTACGAGCGATCACATAAGCGACCTTAGCTCGGGTGTCACCCTTGTACTCCTCGTGCTTGATACGGACAGCACCAACGCTGCCGATCCATTGCTTACCGGAACCCATGGAGTAATTCTTGATGCCGAAGCTATCGAAGAAATCACCAAGGCGCTGATTGGTCTGGGCGGGATTGCTAGAATCGAGAACCAGATACATCCACATTTTGCTGTTGTATCCGTTGATATCCAGAGTGATCTCGTAACCGGCGTTACCGCTGTTAAAGGTTTTCTCCACCACATCAGCGATTCTAGCTCGGTAGTCACCCACGGGGATGATCTCGAAGTTCTTTTCTTTGTACTGGCTGGGATCGAAAGTCCAATTAGCCATAGTTATTGTTCCTCCTTGTTTTGTCTGGGTGTTGCGGTTGCCACGAGCCACTTACCCGTCAGATCGAGGGCTTGTTTCTCCGTGAAACCATTTCTAATAAGCTGTCGGTTCAGTTCTGCGCACATCTCAGCGAGAGCGCCCAGCGCCAAGATAGCTTGTTTTGCCTGTTCGTTCATTCTTATATATTTCCTTATATATAATGTTATATTTTAGCTTCTCTTATATATGTAGCCGCCGAGTCAGCAGTATGCAGGAGCCACGCCAACGGGAATTTCTCGAAAGCGTTGCCCAGACTGTACTCGCCGGGAGTGCGATCCGAGAAACCCATATGGCAGTTCACGGCCACCGCCTCGGCTTCGGTGAGGGCTATGTATTTCTGAATCAGATAAACGCTCTTGGAGCCATGACCGCCGTAGCAGAAATCCTCCTGAAAAACGTAGGTGGGGACGGATCGCCACACGCCACCCTCCTTTTTGTTTCTCAGTTCGGTCTTGTAACAGCCGATCTTACAGAGATCATGCAACAGGGACACGATGGCAGCCGTTTCCGCGCTCACCTTAACCTCTGGGTAGGCTTTCAGGAGCCGTACCAGCTCCTCCCATACGTTTACGCTGTGTTCGCATAAACCGCCCTCGTAGTTCCCGTGAAACCGCGTGGATGCCGGAGCTGCGAAGAAGTCCGTGGATTCCAGCCACTCTAGCAGATCGGTAGCACCGGGCCGCTTGATGTACTGTGTGTACAGCCGGATAAAATCGTCCTTGCGGTTGTTCACTTCTTAACCTCCGGCGCTTCAAACAGGTTCTCAGGCATACAGCTCTTACGACCGTAGAGCTGATCCTTACAGCCGTATCGGGTTTCGGAGTCCTCCGTGACCAGATACCACCGCATTTCGCCCTTGCTGTCCTTGGCCTTAGCCATGTGACCTACGATGTTACACAGGCCGAGAACTTGGGGGAGAATCTTACGAGGAAGGTTCGGGAACTGACGCAGAGCCAGAGTGCCGTCGTTCTTCTCGATCTGCTCCATATCGTCCCAAGCAGTAAACGTCACATGACACTTAGCGTTCGCAGCCATACGGGTAAGGCGCTTGATCGCCATGTATACCGCTTGGTATACTTGCCGAATATCCTTGATACGACCCTCCTCGTCGATCTCCAGCAGGGCCATTTCCTTGATATCCGTGAGGTTGTCAACCACGATCAAGGTGTACTTGCCGGACTCCAGCGCGGTTTCAAACTGCTTGGTGAAGTAGTTCTTACCATCGCCGGGATCGATCCAATGTTCCACCCTCTCCACGGTGACGTTCTTACGCTCGAACATATTCAGCACGACCGCCGAATTATCGGAGCATAAGAGCAGGATTTTCTCTTTCTTGGGAGCTGTCGCCGCTACGGTTTTACCCGAGCCGGGACTTCCCCATATCATTGCTACAGGCATAATACTCTCCTTTCGTTAAGTCCAATTGGACTATTTTAGGGAACCAAAAAGAGCCTGTCGCTCGGCTAGGGATAAACCCACTAGCTCGAAATCTATAGGCTCTGTAATGACTTTTGTAGCCCGACAGTATTCGCAGCATCCGCATCGGGCGGGTGGAATTGCACCCGTTTTTACAGCGAGTAGCCGGGGCATGGATCGCTCCACTTCTTCCAGCAGCTCGGCCCGCCGCCATCTAGGGATACTGATAATTTCCAAATCGGGAGGGTCTTGCTTCGTTACCACGGCTAGATATGTAGCCAGATCCCGGCCCTCTACTGCGCTGTAGATTGCCATTTGTAAATCGTATCCCCAATGTTCGACGAACGATTTACCCATGATCCTCTCCATAGAGCGCATGACTTTGAGATCGACGATCTTATCCGGGTGGTAACTGTCTATCTTGATTTTCCACGGCACACCGAACAGCTCTCTCGTAAGGATAATCTGTTTCTTACCAGCCATGTACCGCATAAACGTGGGATCTTTCTGTACCCTAGCTATAATCGCCTCAGCCTGTACGAAATCCGCTTTCAGATTCCCGGCTTTGGTGTATATCTCAGGGTTACTCTGGCAGAACTCCTCCAGCGTACCCTCGAACCACGCATCGACATAGCTACCCACTAGCAATGCCGTTGTTGCGGGGCGCTTCCACTCCCCTCTCAGCTCAGCCATAGCCGCAGCCTCGCACTTACGGAAGGACTTGTACTGAGAAACGCTCATATACTGTTGGTTTGCTATATCGGAATAGTAATTTTCGTTAGTAAGGATCATACTCGGCCACCCTTCTCGCTCCGTCTATGCAGTCCTCGCACCATTGCTCTCCCATGATCTCCCAATAATCGTCACCGTCCAGTATGTTATCGCCACAACCGGAGCAGACGAAAACCGTCGGAGGATCAGGAGCGTTGGGGCAACGCGGATCGCAGGGTGATTTCAAACAAACATCACACATACACATCACCAATTTTTCAGAAAAGTCTTGACATTTTACGAAAACTAATTATAATAATTATCGTAAAAATAGTTTCTTGAAATCGGGGTATTGGAGGTAGCGACAGATCGCGATGGCCTCTAATAGAGTCCAGTCCCTTACTCCCCGCAGTTTTAGATGTACTATTTCTTCGCTTTTACCTATGAGTTTCGCCAGATCGCCAACAGAAACGTTTTGCTCCTTCATGGCAATGCTGAGGTTGGTATATGACGATTCCATTTCCATTCCCCCTTATAGTCCGATTGGACTAATCGATTATTAGTATAATTCACAATTTTTGCTTTTTCAATATAATTTTTTAAGTGTCCAATAATTTGGACATTCGCACAATAACGTGCTATCGTTTTATGAGAGATAAAGTAGGAGGCAGAAAAATGATTGTCACAGATACCCCGGTTCTGAGTCTGACTTTCGGAGAGTTCGTAAGGAACGCTCGACTCTCACAGAACTTATCGCAAAAAGAAGTCGCCACAAAAGCTAAACTAGAACAGGCATATGTGAGTAAAATTGAAAGAGGTGCAAGAGAACCCAGCTTGTCTATTGCATTAAGGTTGTGCGATGCTCTTAGTTTGGACATAAATGATTTCGTTAGACAATGTACATAAAAATAAAACCGGCAGCTCAAACGGCTGCCGGTTTCGTGTTATAGGTATTTGCGGATCAGAAGATCCAACGCCTTACTTTTACTACATTTGAGTTGCTTCGCTGCCTTATCCAGCTTCTTGATTGCTTCGGAGCTGAGATAGAAACCACAGCTCTTTCCCTCCGGTTTCGGTTCGATCATATCGGCCAACGTCGTAGCCGGAGGTGCTTGCTCCACTACAGGAGCCTCTACCACCGGGGGAACTTCCGGCGTAACAACGGGTGGTGTTACCGGTGGCTCCTCCCTGTGCTGGCCCGTAGGTGGGACTCGTTTCTTCTTATCTGCGTTCTTATATGGATTAGCCATATTACAATACTCCTCTCGTTTTCAGTTCCTCTATGACGGCTCTGAACGCCTCACAAGCGTCGGATTCTGGAGCCGTGAAATTGATTGGCAGAAACTCGGTTTCGGTGTTCTTGATATCGACACGGGCTGGGATAACACTATCCAGAATGATCTTGCCGAAATCCTCGTCCTCTTGATAGTATTCCTTGATATACCTAGATAAGCCGAGCCGCTTGTCGCTGTTATTTAGGATCAGGGCGCTCGTTTTGTCCTCCACATCCATGTTCTCACAGACCTCTCCCCACAGATAAGAGAACTGCTGCGCTCCCTGAATTGCTTTCTTAGAAACGTCGGATACAAGAACGATGTGATCCGCAGCCATGAAAGCGTTCTGATTGATAATTCCCATACTGGGGTTCGTGTCCAGAATAATGTAATCGTACTCCTCCAGCTTAGCGCGATTACGCTCTACCCACTTCTGTATGATTCGCTCTCTACCAGCCACAGCTACCAGATGTAACTCGGTTGCTGTCAGGCGAATATGGCTTGCTATGATATCCAGATTGGGTAATTGCCACATGGGAGAAGGTGTAATAACGTCCTCAGCTTTCGTCCGGTGAGGCTCGCTAAACACATCCCGAATAGTAGCGCCGCTCTGATCTGTGGTGTCAATGCCAGCGTTGTCGGAAAGATTAGCTTGCGGATCCATGTCAACGAACAGAACCTTGTAATCCTCTGCCAAAATACCGCCCACATTGTAGGCCACGGTGGTTTTGCCGGTTCCCCCCTTTAGCGTACCAAAGGCTATGATTTTCATAATGTTTCCTCCACTCCTTATATGTTTTCTTTTATATATTCTTATATGTAAGAATTACTATAATAATACACCAACCCTTATATCTTTGTCAATATAGCACAATAGATAAAATATTTTAGATATTATTATACATAATGCATTATGTTATCTAACATATAATATTATATCTATTCTTATATCTATTCTTATATCTATTCTTATATCTATTCTTACTGATATTGTTATACAGATTCTTACATGTTTTCTTATAGGTTATATTATATATAAGATTATGTATAAGACTGCTCAATACCGTACCGAAACGGCTGCCGCTATCAGAGGCGCTTGGGCGACATCGAATCCCGTAGTGAAGGATCGCCAGATCCGCTTGGTAGGGGACTCTCATACGCCCTCACCGGAGGAATTAATTCTCTTAATTTCTAAAGAAACTACTTGACAAGTTACGACTCGTCCCTTACCATCATGGGCTGGGTTCAGATCCTCCAGAGGGCAGAGTTCTCCCGAGGAAACGGGAGAAACCAACCGATTCATGGTCTTGGGACGAGTCCCCGTCGATTGCCCCTCTCGTTCTTCAACGTCCATTCGATTCCACTCACATCCCGCCAAGGCGTTTTGAGAATCGGCATCGGCAAATCCATCCAACCGATTAGGACGAGGTTCCACGCTGGATCCGGCAGTAACACACCGGGCCGCACAAGGCGACTTCCTCCGCATAGCATTTTTAGGGGTGCTGTCAGCCCCTTGACGATAGGCAGCTAATGTAGAGAGGGGATTACACTACCCAACGGAGTTCGTTCCAACCCCACTTCTCACCGGCGACTCAGACCAACATTTTTTAACGAGGTTGTCGGGGTGGGGGTACTATCCTCGGGAATTATTAAATTTACGATAATTGTTCTTGACAAAACCAACCATTTTCGTATATAATAATGGCGAAAAAAGGCAAGGCTTCGCCGCACCCAGCAAGGCTTCTTTTCAAAAAGCGTTCGCTGTGTGTGATTTTTTAATAAACTTGGTTTCGTGAAAAGGGTAGACTTCTCCCGTCCCGAAACCGGGCCGAAAAAAGCAAGGCTTGGTTTCACCGCTACCAACGGTGATTCCGGGTGAGAATCACGGTTTACCAGACCGTGAGCCTCGGGGTTTTGCTAGATCGTGAGAATTTAACCGAACGGTTACCAGCCGTCCAGAACAACAACAAAAAGCCGATCAGGACTACCAACCCTGACCGGCTTAATTTCTTTACTACATACTTGACTTTTGCTACTACAATGCTTATAATAGTGGCAAATAGCTATATGCGCAAAGGCGCTGCCGGATCACGGGCGAGTGATCCTAAGTTCCGCTAAGAGGAGTTACCAGCTCCCTTGCGGATAAAGCTATTGATAAACGCTCTCGGATTCCCGTCCGGGGGCGTTTTCTTATTCCGTTGTCGTTGTGGATATAATAGCACACAAGTTATCCACAGGCAAGTGTAAAATCAAAATTTGTGTAATATTCACAGTCCGATAGGACTTTCTTCTTACAATTTTCACATAATAGTAGAAAAAGAGGGTAGGGGAGTGACCCCCACCCTCTTTCTTAATTACTCCCGGCTTGCGTCCACAAGACCCTCTGCAATGACGTAAGCCACCACATCAGCGCCAGCCATGATGATAGCCACTACCTGAGTTACTGCGTTCTCAGCCACGCCGAACGCCAGCAGCAGGGGAGTGATGAACGCGACAACCGCCATCCAGAACTTTCTACTAGTGAGTTTCTTCTTCCAATCGATCATAATATGTAACCCCCTTATTGGTGTTTATGAAAACCTTCCAGATCATCGATCCGATGGTTTATGACTTTTATCTGTTCTTCCACCACAGGCATACGACGAGCGAAACCGTTGTGTTCCCGGACTTCCCGAGTCAGCTCGTCGATCTTGGTGTCAGTAATCGCCTGAGATACTTTCATGGTGTTTTCGTTTTTTCTCGCCGTAAACAGACACGTTACCACTACACCCAGCAGGGACAGGCCACCCGTTATCAGCGCCGTAACAATAGCTTCGCTCATTCAGTCACCTCATTCGATATCCATATGAACCCAATTCCCGTTAATCAGATAAGCATACCTGATCTCGGGCTGATTCTGTACATAGCTCAGGAGAGTGGATCCAGATACTCCGTTGACGCTGAAATCCATCGCCTTACCCTGTAAGTGGCGACTGTTCGATACGCCGCCCACGTTTGCGTTATGCTGCGTACAGCGAACACCGCTGGAAACCGTGGCCGGTTTACCGAAGTGTTCCCGTACTCTGTCGGCAACGCGAATCAGCTTCTCCTTCGGTTCAGCAGGGAAGCCGTCGCAAAATTTGCGACACTTGCAAGCGAACTCGGAGCGCTCAAAGTGTTCGATCTCGTCCCAGAAATTATCGGAGGCTTTCACGGCCATACCGTAGGCAACCGCGTGTTTCAGGGCCTTTTCTGTCTTGGGGCCGATCACCCCATCGACTCCGATATTGCCGAAATCCCTCTGGAAATTTCGGGCCGCTTCTTCGGATTGTTTACCCCACTTACCGTCAATATCTCCGTTGTAGTAGCCCAAGTATTTGAGTAAGCATTGTGCTTGTTCGATTGTCATAATCGGTGTCCTCCTTTAACCACATACAACCCAGCTCGAACCGGTGTCCAAATATGGGATATACATATCCCACTTAGAACCATTATCGATATACACCATGTAGCCCTCCAGAGCAGATCCGTTATCGATGTACACCAATCCACCCGCACCGGAAGTTGTGATAGTGGCTGTTGCGTTATCACAGCCATAGATGCCGTATTTTGCCTCAGACGGGAATACCCATAGGTAGTACGTTTTCCCCGGAAGCAGTAGAACATTAGCACTACCCGATATAACCTTATTAGTGCTATCGACTGTCAGATTTCCGGTGTACTCATAGGTGCTGTCCGCATCCATGTGGCTTGTTGCACTTGTGCCAATAAAGAACCGTAGAGCGTTATAGTTACCGGTAGACAAATACCAGCCGGTCAGGGAGAAAGAAACAGAAGAAGCGCCCACATCGGGGGCGGTAAAGCTGTACCGCGCCGTGGACGGAACAGCCGCGCTGTTTTCCCACGCATTACCGATTTGATCGTAGTACCACTCCTCACCAGAACGGTAGTATTTAACGTCACTTAATGTGATCGTTGCCATCAGCTACTCACCTTCTTGAAGAAAATTCTCCCTGCTGTTCCTGCCGTTGGGAGGCTTGTGCCATACTGATAGGAACTCAGTACAGTATTACCCGCCGCAAAAAGATTCTTTAGAGCTGTCGCACCGTTAGTTGCACCCGTTCCACCTCTTGTAATAGCTAGCGTTCCGCTTGTAATATTAGAAGCCGAGTGATTATGGCTGGAGGCAGCCTTACCGCTCAGACTCGTTTGAACATTGGTAAATTGGGTCTGGATGTTGCTCGTCACTCCATCCAGATAACCAAGTTCGGTAGATGTCACAGCAGAAACGGCAACCTTACCGCTTGTATTGCTCACAAGCACTCTCGAAGCTGTAAGGTTGCTATTCAAAATCGTAGATGCCGCTCCCGTTGCGCTCTCCAGTTTGGAACCAAGTTGCTCCTCCAGATAAGCGTTAGTATCTGCGTTCTGGATATAGGCGAAACCGTTGGTCGTATCTACGATCACCTTCACATAGGCGTTCTGGGAAAACAGATTGCCCAGACCGGCAAGATTGTTTCCATGAGCGTCCTTGAAAACAAAGGATTTACTCTGTTCCGCATCGTTCTCGGTAGGATAATAGACCACCATGCCAGTCACAGCCGTACAATCACAGGGAGCCTTGAATTTGATATCCATGCCGTCAAGCAAAGGCTCGGTTAAATCAATTCTGATATTAGCCACAGTCAACCCTCCTTATTCAACGCTGGCAGCCGCCAGATCCGTACCACTACCGGTCAGAATACGACCGCCAGTACGAGATACGTCGCTGTTAGTAGCTGTCAGGGTCTTGGTGTTATATGCGAGAATAGCGCCTCTTTCGGCCATCAGGCCGACCGCAGTATTACCGCTACCGGTAATAGCGTTCAGCGCTACTCTGGAGCCGATGGTAGACAGGATCGCCGTTCTAGCACAGTTCAACACCGTGATCGTTACCGCGTCTGCCACAAAGGAGCTACCGTAGGTTACACCTAAACCAACCTCCTCAGATCCCGCGCATCGAATAGTCATGCCGGAGCCAAGCACCACGGAGCTGTTATAGCTCACATAAACGATTGTGCCAGAAAAGCCACTAGCCCAAGTAACATTGGAGATATTAAGAACAACCTGAGTGCTGTTCGTAATATTGAGGCCCCGGATCACCACCGTTCTACCGGTTTCACCGATAATCAGTCTACCTCCGTTGAAACCATCCACGGAAACTCGCTCCTCGTAGGTTCCAGCCTCGATACTGACAGTAGCTACATGACCACCCAAACACTTAGGCAGGGCGTTCACCGCAGCCTGAATCGTTGCGAACGGGGCGGCAGAACTGCCGTCGCCGTCAGCGTCGCTACCCGTGGCAGACACATACACCGTTACATCGGAGGTGAGGGTATATGCTTTCTGATCCAGCAGGGCCTTGTTCAGAGGAGTACCCTCCTGCACAGGGTTGTCCGCTCTTACCATGTCATAAACATTTGTCTGACCGCTAACAGGGGTCAGTCTTACTCGACCGGGATAGGTCGATACCCGATCTTCAACGGGAATTAAAATCGCCATCTTTACACCTCACCGGAATAAATTTCACCGACATAATACTTAGATTCACTCTCTGCATCCAACCACGCCTCGATTGCTAACAGAATTTTCTCCAGATTGTTAGCTTTCTGATAATCAAACAGGGTGTTCGTTGTAGGGGTGTCCGGGATATCCAAGGGGACACCCAGAGCAACCTTTAACGCCTCCACATTAGCGAAGTAACGAGCCATATCACTCCTTGTGGGCCACCCTGTCCTCGTCCAGTTCGTTTTTGTGGTGAGGGATAAGGTTGTACCCCTCTCCGCAAAACGAGCCGCCAGCTCGACCACAGCGCTTTCTACGCGGTTCATATCGGTATGTTTGTACGCACCCTTCATACCGCTAGTCCACTCCGCTTGCTCAGTAGAGGTCATTGCTGCCCAACCTTTGTCGTGCAACTCTTTCCAACGCTCTACGTCCCTAGCAGTTCGATCTGTAATTAAATTCAGCATTTATTACACCTCTCCCGCGCAAAGTTCACCCACATAGTAAGAAGCCGTCTGCAATCTCACGGATACGACTCGGCCCGTGTATCGACCACGAAACGCTCCTCCGGTGGTGCTGTACTCCACATCGGTTAGAGCAATGATGTTGGAAGCATATCGGCTAGTAACGATTACAGAATCCAAACAATCCAATCTCAAATCAGCTCGATATTCGCCGGAAATAACTTTTCGGTTACTCAGAATCTCGACAGCTTTTTCCGCGACTCTGGTAGCATCCTCCTGAGTCTTAACCAATTCGTTGTCTACTGTTTGAATCTCGCCACGAGAGCTATGTACAATATCTACTCGTAGTTCATCGTCATAACCCACGGAAACCGCCCTGAGTGGCTTGCTGATCGAATATTCTGGGTGAGTATAGCTAATCGCATGATCGATCACATAACCGCTGTATTGAGCGCTCCACGGCTTGATATGGAGTGTGCCGAAACGATCCTGATACAGTACACAGGCGGCAGCGTGTGCCACAAGCTGTAACACTTCGGCCACGCTGAACTCTGCCTCAAAACTCGCGTTGTATTCTTCGAGAATAGGATCGAGTTCGTAGTTAGGCGCTCCGGTAGAGAGGAGGGGCAAGTACGTCTGGCTCAACGCATCCTTCGCTATATCGTACAGCGTACCGGTCTTTACTCCGGTGTATGTTTCATTCATAAATGTGAGGATATCTCGGGCCGTGAGATTGGCTTCCATGCCATTACTCGGGATATCCCACTCCGATAGCCAGAACACGCCGCCATCGATCCATTCGGTTCCTTCTTCGTGCTTCATCCCGTACCGGACTCGGATCTCCTGCTGATCCCAAAGATACTGACCCATGCCGGTAGGATTCTCAGGATTCCATTGAGATTTTTCATTCCGAAGTTTGAAAGTAATTGTGTTTTTCGGAAGAACCGCCGACAGCAGATCGGCGCTCTGAGTATGCGTGTAACCTAGCAGATCTTCCTTGGTGATAACCGTACTGCCACCTAGATATACACTCGTGCATCGCGCCATTCCGTGAGGTACGCTCCATCGCAAAATCGTAATAACGATCTTGTTATATCCCGTCATGGTTAGCTCCACATCGGAAACAAGAGAAGTGTTGTCCTCCACGGTTTTTTCAGCGACAACCTCGTCGCCGCGATAAGCTGTTACTCGAAAAGAGGAAGCCCATTCGTTGAACGCCGCGCTCCATGTGATCCGTATACCGGGAAGTACCGCAGTACGGAGTTCGCTGAAAGTAATAATGATTTGGGGGTTATATCCACTAGCCCACGTTGTATCGGTGGCCTGAGAATAATACCCACCCATGAAACTTTCCGTCCGGTAGCTAGAATCGTAATACTGGAAACTACCATCTAGTCCCCACGCGTTCCAACCGAGCGTACCGTACTTCGTTTCGCTTTCGCTGGGATCTGTGAGTAAATCCGAGATCTTGGAGTTACTGTTTGCGTTTGCTCCGGTAACAGTAGCCTCCTCGTGGATGCCGGGATCGGTGACTTGATAAGTCAGCTCCACCATCATTTCGGGAAGCAATGTTTCCCTGCTGGCATTAGCCCACGCCGTCGAAACGTTTTGCATGGGCTACACCTCCACTAGCGACAAGGAACAATCAGTCCATCCCATTACCTCTCCGGTGGAAGGGTGTCTACGCCACATTCCAGCAGATCGATCTCCTACATACATCTGCCGCGTTGTATAACTGGCTGTAGCCTGATTATAGAAGGTGACAGAATTATAGAAATTGTTCGTGAACAACCGTAGGACGTTCGCCCATTGTACCGCCGTCAGGTATCGCCACTTAATCTCCACTTTGGCAACATCGCTTCGGATCACCGAACCGATCACATAACCGCTAACATTTCTGGCGCTGTCCACAAGCGTAGATGTACTCGCGCTGTATTCGCTCGGTTCGGGTAACTCGTAACCGGCAATCGTAACAAGTGCTTGCATAGACGCACCTCCTCATAGTGGCGCTCTAGGCGCTCAGAATCCATATCCGAGCTGAGTACCCATAACAGATACTCCTCGTTCTGCTTCGACTCTCTTGATACTGGAGTAGATCTGCTTACCATCCAGATACACGTTCACGTTCTGACCGTTACTGGAGGTGTTAGCGCTCATTGCCGCAACAACCGCGCTGTACACACCCTGAGATACCGCAGCCACAATCTGATCGTTGTTTGCAACGGCAGTCCTGCCACCGATACTACCGACCAACTCGGGGCCAGCTTCTCGGGCAACAAACATTTCACCAACAGAGGGGAAACCACCTGCAGCATAGGCTTTCCATTTCAGAGAGGGCCAGCCGTCAAGACCAAGAGCCTCATACACCAACTGTTTGGCTTTACCAACGTTGGTGCTATAAGTGACTTCCAGTCTGATTTTCGGGAACTCGGGCATCTTGAAATTTTTCCTGATAGCCTCAACCGCTTCATCGACTTTCTTCTTCCACTCGGAAGCAGAGAAGAAATCTTTTACGGATTCCCAAGCATCGTCCAGTTTTTCATCCAAGCCGTCCTTAATACCGGAGAATTTCCCCTTCCAGTATGTCAGCGTGAATTTAGGAGCAACGTTGGTAGTAAACCACGACTTGATCGTATTCCACTTCTCGGATATCTTCGTTTTCAGATCAGTCAACTTACTGCCAGCACCGTCAACGATGGTATCGAACTTCTCCTTCCAGTACGTTAGAGTGAACTTGGGAGCCACGTTAGCACCAAACCAAGATTTGATCGCATCCCATCTTTCGGCTATCTTCGTTTTCAGCTCGGTTAGCTTGGAACTCGCGCCAGATACGATTTTGTCGAATTTCTCTCGCCAGTAGGCTCGGGTAAACTTGGGAGCCACGTTAGTGCCGAACCACGTTTTAGTATTCTCCCATGTTTCCTTGAATTTCGTGGCGACAGCTTCCTTAAAATCCTCTAGCGCCGTAGCTGCCCGACCGGGGAGTTCCTTAAACCACTCCTCCACGCCGCCGATGATATCCGGGAGTTCGTTACCTGTAAGTTGCTCATAGAGATCGATGAACCAATTCACAACACCGGCAAAGAAGTCACTCATAGGCATCGTAATGATATCCAGCAATCCACCGGCAATATCCTTGACACCTTCCCAAATCTTACTCCATGCACCTTCTACGTCACCGCCAGTAAAGAGCGCCACGATAAACTGGATTACTCCGCTGACAACCTGAATAACGCCGCTGAACACTTGCGTAAAATTCTCGACGTAAGAAACCAGCGCATTAACCACGCCAGCGACCGCCGCTCCCAAAACAGAGAAAACCACACCGCCGATGAACTCGATTACCTTGCCAACACCCGCGAGAATATCGACTTCCTCTAAGAAATTCTTTACGGCTTTAATCGCCGGTTTCAGGAACTTGGCAACATCCTTACCGAAATCGACGAGTGCATCGACCACCGGCTCAATCGCTTCCCAGATATCGTCGAAGTGATCCTTGATTTCCTGCAATTTCGGAACAATCTCAGTATTGATAAACTCCTTGACTGCCTCTGTTACTTCGTCCCAATTTTTATATAGGAAGTAGGCAGCAGAAGCGATAGCCGCGATTACAGCCACAATAACGCCCCACGCCGGAGCAGTAATACCGGCGAGGAAGGAACCCACGGCTTTCGCAGCACTCGTGATCCAACCAACCGCAGGGGCCAGCGCCGAGGACAGTTTCGGGAACAGAGCCGGTAGCCAACCTACTTGCGGAGCCATTTCTTTAGCTGCCAAGAAGAAATCCTTTATGCCCTCGAACACGGGCTTCATGAGCTTCCACGCGGCAGCTATTGTTCCAGCTCCCGCAGCAACGCCCGTCAGGGCGACCAATGCGCTTTCGCCATCAGTAATGCCACCGTTTTCGATAACGGTTTCCAGAGAAGCATACGCAATTACGCTGAAACCGACCGCTAAGCCAGCAGGCCCCCATTGCTTGTACAGAACCCAAGTGGATGCCGCACCAACCAGCATTGCCGTGACGTAATCCCAGATTTCGCCCTCCTCGCTCATAAACTTGTTCAACAGTTCAGACATAAGGGCATATTGGACGGTAACGACGATAACCGATGTGGCAAGTTTTTTGATCTTACCCATCGTGTTAAGGAAACCTTGTCCGAGATCAAGCGCCTTACCTAGCTGACTTAGCAGGGGAGTGATCGCAATAACGCTGAGGGCAGCGCTAATAACAGCGATCTCAGTTTTCCACTCCTCGAACCAATCCAAGACTTTCTCTTTCAGCTCGTCAACTTGCTTGCTTGCCTTAGCGAAAACCGACTCGTCCCAGAGAGTGTCCAAATCGAGGCCATCGCCCCAACCGCTGTCACCGACACCGCCACCGCCAGCACCGCCGCCTCCACCACTACCACTCTCAGAGGGAGGGGAGATAACGTTCAGCTCGTCGAAACCGAGAGTGTAATCTTTCAGTTTCTTCGCAGCTCCGGCAGCATCTTCCAGACCGGAAGCAACGCCACCAGCACCGATAGCCGCATCCTCCATACCAGATGCAATGTCACCTACGCCACCGCTAGTGCCACCCCAATCGATCTCGAAAAACGCGATCCCGAAGAAACTAGCGATTGCCGCTATTGCTTCGTAAAGGAGTTCAACAAACGCCGTCAGATATGGGATTACGAGCTGGAGAATAGGAATGAACAGCGATCCGAAAGCCTGAATCAGTCCCTTGAAACTCTGGGATAGAGTACGAACAGCACCTTCTGCTGTCTGCATTTCGGAAGCATAGGTTCCGACGATACCCTGATTCATCGCCGCGTTTACCATCGCAGCATAACGAACCTCGGCTTTCTGGGCCTCAGATAGCTTCTCAATACTCACATGAGCCATGCCCACCTGATCCAAATACTCCTGCAAGCTGGCTTCCGTCAGCGCAATACCGGCGTTTCGGATAGGCTCGATTTCGCCCGTAATGGCAGATCGAACCGCTTCGGAGGCATCCTCCAGAGTTTTGAATCGGTCATTGTACGCCGCCCAGATATCGTAGGACAGCTCAGTAAGGCCGATGGAAATTGTAGTTACTTTCTCCTGAGCCATGCCGAAACCGCTCAGCAGAGAGCCATAGAGGGAGCTGTACTGCATGAACTGTTGGATGTTAATGCCGAGTGCGTCGTTTATCTTTAAGACGTACTCGTAGACTTCCTCTGCGTCCTCTCCGAACGCCCGACCAAAACGATACTGGATGCCATCCCACTCGATAGCTTCTTGCATCGTTCCCTGAATAGTCTGAGCTACTAACTGCGCAACGTGAATCATGGACTCGAAATTGGAGATCGCGGCCATAATGTTGATGCCTTGGTGATCCAACGCCTCACCGTGATTCTTCGAGGCAACCGCTGCTTTCTCGGTGGCCGATGCCATTTTGTTCGTGGCAGTTACAGCCTTGCTTACCTGAGTGGGTAGTTTAGAAAAACCCGTACCGATCTTATCGATCTGTGTAGCCAGAGGTTTCAGGGCATCCGACAGCCGCTCCATCTGGGTAGCAAATTTCGCCAGATCGGTTGCGTCCAGCTTGGAAATCACATCGGGTATTTTCTTCAATGTGTTTACCGCGCTGTTCAGACCAGACAGCTTTTGGATGCCGGACAGACCAGCCACAGCCTCTTTGAGTTCCCGCAGTTTCGCAGCATTCAAACCGTTCAGCGCAGGATTCAGAGTATTCAGCGCCTCACCGAGTTTTTTCAGACCGTTGGTAGCAACCGTGATCTTACCGTTTTCTTTCAGCCTACCAAGGGCCTCGGCAAGATCACCGATCTTTTTCTCAGCTTGACCGGCACTAGTAGTAATTTGTATATCAAGAGAGTCAATCGTCGTAGACATATCGACACCTCCTTAATTTCGGTAGATAACCCCGTCCTCTCCGATCACGCCCTCATACGTTGCCGTGATACAGTAAATTTCGGAGTTATACACAGCCGGAGTAGTGGTATAGGTTTTTACGAACAAACCCATTTCCATAAGAACACGATCCAGACTGTCGAAGATCTTCCGGGCCTGTTGTCGCTTGCCGGATTCAACGTTACAAAAAACCTGAGATCGATATACCACTCTGGCATACTTGTTCCGATCCGCGCTGTCCAGATGCACCGGCACATTCTGGATCTCGTCCAGAGTCACCGTGGGAAACTGTGCGGGGGTTTCCACATATTCACCGACAACCTGAATACCGGAATATAAAGAACGGAGGTGTTTCGCCGCCGCGTTGAAAACCTCGTTAGAATAATCAATCATGTGGCCCGAAACACCTCTCTCGCAATTTTTGTTATGTTCTCAGTAATCTCCTGTACGGCAGAGTACATCGCCATAGCCGGGGGATTACCGTAGGAGTGCTGACCAGATCCGTACCACCAACCTTTAGGGTTATCCCAATGACCTTTTCCATCGGGATAAGTGCCGGGGCCAACACCAAACTGTCCTGCTTGGGGATGCCCATATCCGTAGGTAGCACCCGCACCGAACTCTATGAACGCAACCGTTTCTCCCTCCGCGTATATCACCGCGACAGAACCGGTATTATCCACTCGGACGGTTACATCGTTCGACCCATTGTAGATTGCTCTACTGAACTGAATCGACGCGACCGTAGCGCCAAGCATTGCCAGTCTGGATCTCAGCTCCGCTTCCTTTGTGGCGACCCATTTCTGGTATTTCCGCACTTCCTTTATGGCATTACCGATACTTTCGTTGCTAAGTTCGATCTTGATATTAGGCACGTTTAGACACCTCACGCAGCGCAATCAAAAAACCGTTCTTACTGTCGGCCACTTTGATCACGACATAATTGTGAGGCTCACTCGTGTCTATCCCAAACCAAACTCGGCTACCCTCGTCCAGAGGGCAACTCGTGCCAGCATAGCTAACAGTTCTGCTATAGCCAGTCAGGGAACCGAAAACATTGATCGCCTCCTGACCCACGTTGGCACTCACGCTCACACGGAGTAGGGTAGGGGGGCCGTATACTTGCTTTACCTCCAGAGTATCGTTTCCGTATTCGTCCAGAATCGGCTCCGTACTCTGGGGGAGAGAATAATACAGCTCCCGCCAATTTCTCTGTAAACTACGCATTTCTTGTCACGCTCCCGCAATAAGGGGCAATCTGGGACAGAAGCCGGTTTACCGTGGGCCATGTGCGAGTGATACCGTTCTCGCTATGGGATGCCTGTCCCTCAGCACCTCTCTGGGTGTACAGTTCGATTGCGAGTTTAATCTGCAATCGCTCGTAACGGGAGGGAACCACCGCATCCTCGGGATAGCCAAACGGATACATCTTATTCAGAATCATCGATTCAGCCGCCATTAGCTCGAACTCCAGAACGGAGTCCTCTGCCACATCGGGAGCAATCCCCGCCGCCATAGCCATAATTTTGTCTGTGATGGTCATTGTTTCGCCCCCAAATTAGCATTTACCACAAGCGCTTTCGATGTAAATGCCGCCTTAATTCTCTCCATCCTAGCTTTCTGCTCCCGCTCTTTCCGCTCTCGAATTTCATCCATTGTGATCGGTTTCGGCTCAGAGGGGTACTTATACTTGGATTTGGAGAACATATTTCCTACAGTAGAAGCCAGAGCCTCCGCTGTGTAGATACCGTTTAACCACAGTTCCTCGTTCATCCGACGTTTTCGGATTTCCTCAGCTTTGCGGTACGCTTTCACAAGCGCCGGATCATCCACCCAGAACTGCTCGTAGGTCATTCCGAGCGCTAGGTAGTAGGGGAATACCCCCTCGAATAATTCCGTAAATGTGGACGCTTTTACTTGACCAGCGTCCAAGTCACGTTTCCCTCGCCGCTATCGTCAGTCAGCGTGGAAAGAGTTTCCGCATACATTTCCATGAGGGCCTGCATCAGACCGGTCTTATCGCCAATACCTTCGTAGATTTCGTCGATAACAGACCGCTTAGTACCCTTGCAGTTCTTAAAGAACGCGCCGGTAAACAGCAGGGGGATCATGGTCATAGGCTTAGAGGTGATTTCGTCCAGTACAAAACCCTGCGACTCCATCGTCTTGACGCTCTGCCGGTTGTACTCCAGCACATACTCTTTGTTTTCGTGATTCAGAACAATCTTGCTCATTTAGGCGTTCTCCTCAATTCTTTGATTTAATGTGAGGGTGGGGAGTAATCCCCACCCGAAGTTACTTAGGCGCTTGCCTTGGGAGTCACGGGAGTAGATGCCGCGACGTTAATGGTGAACTCCAGAACCTCGTCAACGCCCTTACCGGGAACGCCAACGGTGTGCTGACCCTGCCACTCGAAGCCGGAGCCATCGGAGAACTCCAGAACGTAGTACAGGGGCTTACCCTCGTCCGCATACACCGCATCGAACTCGGTCTTGGTGTAGTTGCAAGTGAAGGGGATAGAGTCACCGGAACGGATGCCGGGGATGTTGGTAACCTGATTGTCAGACAGGGTAGTGGTTTCCAGCAGATTAGGCTCACCGATCAGATCACCGAAATCCTTGATATCGACAACCTTTGCGACTGCTTCTGCGGATTCACCCCATTTCAGGGTTACACCATAGGAACTAATAGCCATTGTGCTTTACCTCCTTGTGATTTATCAGGCGTTCAGAGTGATCTTAACAGCCTTAGTAGCATCGGTCAGAGCCGCCAGATAATACTTACGGCTCCAAATGGTATTCTGGCGAATATCATTGTCACGATCCTGCTCGACCTCGACACCCTTCTTATTGAACAGGGTAACAGCCTCACGAGTACCACCCAGAATAGTACCCTCGGTAGCCAGCTTGCTCACATACAGATTCCAGTCGCCCAGAGTAGAAACGTAACCCTGACCAATGAAGTTCTGTACATAGCTCAGATCGCCCTTGGCTGCCTTGCGGATCTTAGCCATATCCTTGGGGTGGACGAACGCGAACTTCTCAATACCGGGCAGATTCTCGACGTTCAGGACAGCACCGGCATCGGCAAAAGCGTCGAAGTTCAGCGCGGTAACAGGAACCTCCAGAGTAGCCTTAGCGAACTCGGCCAGAATCTCAGCATTGACGGTGTTGAACATATCGGTTGCCATGTGACGCAGACCGGTAGTAACGACCATGGGATCGGTCATTTCTTCCTCGTCGTAATACTTGAAACGGTTCTGAGCCATCAGGATACGGTACTCCTCGTCTGCGAAGCTAACCTCGATATCCTTGGAGTTACCGACACCCATTGCCAGCTTCTCAGTACCGTTGGTAGCGCTGTACACATGGATCTTCTTCACCATGCCGGGAGTGCCGACCAGAGAGTTATCGATGGTGCAAAAACGCATCAGATCGAGGTGGGAATTGTACTGATCCTCGATCTCATTCGCCAGCACAAAATTGTCATAGATAGTATGAGCCATTTATCTCATTCCTCCGTATTATAAAAATCCTTGTATTGCTCCGGGTTCTCCCGAGCAAACTGCTGTTTTTCAGCAAGGGTCATTTTCTTAAAATCATCCCTGCTTTTCTTCTCCGCACCATCCCCCGCAGGAGGAGTGGGAGTGCTTTTCAGAATCTCCGCTCTCAGCGCTTTCTCACGGTCTACCAGAAACTTCGCGTGATTCTTAAAAACCACTTCGGTTTCGCCGGTAGCCAGAGCCTTAGCTGTTTCACGGGCGAGTTTTTCGTCATAGCCAAGGGTCAAGAACTTAGCCGTATTCTGATCGATTACCTTCTCAGCTCGAAGCTGTTCCAGTTCGGCCATAATCGCAGCCTTATCCTCTGCATCCTTCGCGGCCCGAGCCTCGTCCTCGGTCATACGCTCTCGAAGCTGTTTCTTGTAACCCGCAGCCTCGGAAGTAGCCTTGTCCAATGCGGACTTGATCTTGTCTACATCGGGGAGATCCATAGCCTCCAGAGCTGCCAGCTTCTCCTCAGCAGACATATCCGCATAACCTTCGATTGCGCTAGTGTTGATTTTTGCCATTGTTGGTATCCTCCTGCGTTTTAACGTGTTCTCTCACATTTTGCGATTTAAGGCTTCTCTGCCTATGAAATAAAAAGAACGCCACAACCCCCGTCGGGATCGTGGCGTTCAAGACGCTCTAATAATATTTAGGAAACGACTTCCTCGGCGGTAACAGCGCCGGTATCGTCTACCTTTAGTTTGAATTTCTTGTTACTTCCCTCAGTAGAGGACGGCACTATGATACCGTCAGGAGCAAGCAATCCGTAAAGATCGAGCAGAGGGATTATGGTTCTGGTATATTGGTAGCCCTTCGGCTCGGTTTCGTCCACCAAAATCTCGAAGAACACAATTTTTGCGTTCAACGGATCAAGACAGATAATGTGGGAGCCAGCCGCTTTCCAGATTACGCTAATCATGCTGTTATCCGCAGATATCGATATATCAGAATTTTCATAAGGGCTAAAATAGCCGTATATGATATACTGACCAGAATCCAGATCTCGCAGATTCACAAGATTCTGCGTGTCCAGACTTTCGACGCGCTTGATCTGGCAATCGCCGCCAGATCCACCCCCGGATAAGGATTTCAGATAAAGCAGTTTCCAAAAGTCCACAGCTCAACCTCCGAAATTAACCCACTCGCCCATCGTGTTCACCATCTGTACGTTCCCAGACGCAATACTGATCGCACAGCTACCGGTAGCACACTTGGGGAGATCTGCGAAATCATCGTCCGTATCACAAACGAAATCCATCTGATATTCATTCAGACAGGCACACCAATAACTATTCATAATTTTTGCGGCCATGCGCATCCCCTCCGCACATTACGACGCTGAAACTCTCACAACGTTCTTGGCCGTGTCAAACTCCACTTTGACACCTTTTCGGCATCTCGGGCATTGCACAACTCCAGTTCCATTGAAATAGCCCAGCAACTTGCCACATTTCGGACACCTTACTTCGATCATTCTGTTTCGCCCTCCTCGTCAGTAGGAGAGTCAACATCCTGTCGCCGCTCAGCCATCTCCTGCGCTTTCCGTTCGTTTTCTTCCCACCAAGCCTTACTCTGCAAGAAAGCAGACTCAGGATCGAGGAACATACCGCAATGGGTAAACGCCAGCTCGGGATGGATCTTGGGGTTATTCAGCATGGATACAAGCACTTGGCTCTTGGTCTGGAGATTATCGTAATTACGACGAGAGAACTTAATCTCGATATCTCTTACCGTCAGAGTAGTGCCCACCATATCACGCATGATCCGCAGAACCATTTTCAGGAACCGCTTCTCGCTACGCTTAAACTCGTTCTCCGTGATCTGCATATGCGTTTCCGCGCTACCGAAGCCATCCCGGAGGTATACGGCACTACCGGTATCGGAGGTACTGGAGCCACCGTTACGGTTCGGGATACCGCAGATCGTCAGAACAGTTTCATACAGATTATCAGACAAAACCTGAATATCACTCTGCTGCATCGCTACAGAGAGATACTTGGCATCTACGCCCTCCGGCAGACAGAGCATCTTGTACTCGTCCAGCTTCGAGGCGGTATCCTCGTCAATCGTGCCACCCAGCAGAGCAAGGAAGCTATTGACGGTCTGTACCAGATCGTCCAGCCGGTTACTCTCGATCTCGGAGATCGCATCGAGCAAGGGGAGTGCGATTTCAAACGCACCGATCTGGGCCGCGTTCGCAGGGTACTCGAAAATCGGCACATCCTCCAAAGAGTGAGGTTCTTCTTTGGTGATAATGCCACTTTCGATCTCGTAGTAACGATCCTTCGTATAAACGCTGTACACGGGCCACTTGTTATCCCGAAGGATGAACTTTACGCCCATGAGAACCTTTTCACCCAGACCGTTATACTTAACGACGAAACTGTACCGGGGATCGAGGGTGTAGATCTTAAACGGTTCGTCCTCGTCTACACCGGGGAGTACCATACGTCTGCCGACACCGGCAACATACATCCACTCAGCCAGAGCGCTATCCTCAGAGTGCTTGTTCTCGTTGGACATATACTCGTTCAGATCATTGATATCGCCGGTGAGGTTTTCGTCGGAACCACGACGGATGTACTGGATCGGCTCACCGAAGCCGTAGCCACGCTTGAACGTCACGATTTCCGCTGCCCGATTGACCGAAATCTTATGGTTAATCGACTCGCGTACTTCCTTCTGCTTCGCCAGAATGGGAGTTTTACCACGGTAGTAATCCCAAAGGTACTGAATCTCGTTCTGGTTCTGAGAGTGAATCCGCGCCGCCCTCAGCAACACATCCACTACATTATCGCTTGTGATCTCTTTCTGGTCAGTATAAATCGTCTGCCGACCAAACATATGCCTCGTTTCCGTTGTTCTCACCACCGATATATCTTCTCGAATACAGTATATCTCAAAATTGGCATAAATCAATATCTTGTGGTCATTTTCGTAACTAAGCACAACATATAGTGTTGACACGTTCAAAATACTCTGATAATATGTTCTTGCACTCCGAGATACCTCCTATTTTCCTTCTTTCTTTTTCTCCTTTTTCCCTTAAAGAATACCCCGCAGCGATCATGCTGCGGGGTATTTCTATTTTAGAACGGACGCTTTCCGATACTCACCGTCTTAATTCCATTCGACAGATAATCCACCAACATCGCCAGACTATCGGCAGCATCGTCATGGAGATTCTTTACCGTGAACGAAAAACCTGTCAGCTCGTTCATGGCCCTGCGATAATCCTCGTCCCGGCACTTGTCCGACCGGAAATAGAACTCTCGGATCGTGGGAGCGTGTTGCTCAATCCGAGTCAGCTTCGCCATGTTCGTAGGCGCTTTCTTGTGGCTCATGTTTATGCTGTAACCATGCTCCTGTCGCAGAATACGGTACACATCATCGCTGTACTCGTCGCCACCGTTATTCGCTTCGGTGCGACCCATCTTAATTCGGTGCTGGAGGATCTTCGCCACCACACGAGGCTTCGTACAGCTCTTATCCCTCTTATCGAATATCCAATCGTGGATATACACGCTCTGGCCGTAAACGAAAGCCACCGGCATACTCAGGCTATCGCCGCCGCCCCATGCAACGTCGTTTACAAAACAGATGTTATCCGGCTCACCGTCAGGCAACACGCCGTTGTAGTATTTCAGACTATCCGCAGGGAACGCCAAACCCTCTTTCTCGATACCATGTTGCATAAACAGGCACTCGAAGTCAGCGCTATCAATGGTGTTCTTAATATCTCGGATTTTCTCGGTGGTGTAGCGATCCGGGTGTTCATACTCGAAATTCGATATCTCGTTTTCGTCCCACACCGGGATCGTAATAAACTTGTAGCGAGGATCGCCGTCATGTTCCGCTTTCATCCGGGAGATAGGATCATATGCCGACCAGATCGTACCTAGCTGGATCTGCTTCACAGAATCACCGATCATACGGGTAGTCAGGGTAGCCAGATAATCTCCGTACAGCTTCTCCAGCCGCTCCGGGGATCGTGCCTCCTCTTTATTCTTAACCAGATCGTCCGTCACGAGGAACTTATTCGCACGAGTACGACCGGTGACGGAGCCACCAAGCGATACCAGACCAAGGGTAGGGAAGTCACCGGCACGACGATAGGAAATCGTCTTATACTCCGCGCTGATCGCCGGACTTCCGTTACCGGGAAAAATATCGTTGTGACAATACTCGTCGGTGTCGGTCAAAATGGCCCGTTCAGAATCGAGCATCATTTTAATCATACCGTCCGAGTAGGAAACGTACATATTCGCTGACTTGGGGAACTTTCCGGCGATATATGCCAGCAGAAACTTAATCAGCGTACTCTTACCTGTACCGGGAGGCATGGAGAAACCAAGATACAGGGCATCGGGATCATCGATAAACTCCTGAATCTGAGTAGCGATATGGTGTTTGCCCTCCAGAACCTTCCGGCGTGGGAGCCAGAACCGCGCCCTCGGCTCACGGTTCCATTCACAAGCTACCATATAATCGTCGAAATTATGCTTGCCGCCGAGGAAGTACGTTTTCTTCACGATCTCCAGACTCGACGCGGTTCTCAGCTTCATAGCCTGTTTTCTGACCCATCGCGTCCACTCCAGAATCTTCTGCGGATCCTCGAACTGTACCACCAGACCGAGAGCATCGTTCAGACTATCTTCCGTCTGCTTCGGCAGACTCTTAATGCGATTTAATACGTTTTCGAGCATAAAAAATAGAGCGCCCTCCTTTAAGGAAGGCGCTCTCGGCGCTCTTAATTACGGCTAGTATAATCCAGATTACGCCGACTGTCAATCGACTTGCTACCACCCTGCCTAGTGGTATTCCCCACGACAACATATTCACTCGATAAACCATACATCTAGGGTTTTGTAAAACGTTACTCGTTATAGCCTTAATCGTTACTCTTTACACCAAACTGAAATTTGAGTTTTGAGATTTACGCTTTGAGCCTTTAACGTTTAGCTTTACAGCCACAAAAAGTATAGCAAGAGGGACTCGAACCCTCATTCGGGGATCGCCCGAGCCTGAGCCAAAATCAGGTGCGCATACCATTACGCCATTGCCACAATCTTTTCACCAATGCCGGACTCGAACCGACTACCTATAGGTTATCAGCCTATCGCTCTACCCAAATGAGCTAATCGGTAAACAGGAATTTGCATTTCAAGTGCAACCCTTGTAAATGGAGGCTCTTGTTTTAGTGTTTCACATCCTTGTAGAGCCGAAACAAAGAAGGAATATGGTTCGGGGTTTTCGAGTGGCAGCAAGCAGATCTTAGTATTCCACGGTAATCTCTGTTACAGCGTTGGACACGCTCAGAGCCGCGTCAACGTGGGTCAGGAAGGAGGTAACCTCCTCGTCCAGCTTCTCGATCTCTTTGAGAACACCGATGGGATCGATCAGCTCCGTGGTCTGGGCAGCGATAAACTCCTCACGGAGCCGCTTAGCCTCACCGGTTGCACCCTTCATATCGGTGTTACCGATCATAATACGGATATGATCGTCTGCTCTGCGCTCCAGCTCCGGGCCGTTATCCCTGTCCGCTCTCACTTTCGCCGTAGCATGATCTCGTGCGAGTTTCTGAGCCAGAACACGCAGGAACTCAATACCATGGTTCTTACGCTCGATAGCCTCGGCTACCGTGTAAGTTACACCGGCGATTTCTACCGTGGTGACGGCGTTGGAATTTACAACGGCTCTCTTGATCGCATCCCGGCGACGAATCAGATCACAGACCTTCTTGTACTTCGCCTTAACGTCCTCGACCCATGTGCTGACCTCCACGCCGCCGATCTTGGTGTTGCTATGCTTGTTAGCAACTACCCACTCCGGCTCCCGGATAGCCTCACCGATCCGCTTATCCAACATTTTCAGCTCAGCGAGTGCCTGATGGACATTCATTTTTTCCGTAGTCATAATTCTTTCTCCTTTAACCTTTAATAAATGTGGCCTAACTGCGCAGTCTACCGGCTTACCCGGTTGCTTTCTCCCTCGTCACCGAGGTTTCGTGGGTTACAGGTTTGCCACTTTTAAGCCTACTGGAAACCCTTTTTCGGCTTATCGCTCAATCAAAATCCCTTTTTCTTGTTAGGAGCCAGCGTATACACGCTATTCTCCGTTTCAAAAACAATCGTACCATCGTCCAGATTCTCGATTCTCTGAACCGTGGTAGTCCAGAAACGGTGGGGATAACCCGGATCATACAGCATATCCACCATCAGTTTTCCAATCTCTCCCACGACGAGGTGGACAATATCGCACTCGCGGCCCGTGGCAGCAGCATGGAATTTATTCCGAGGATACTCCTCTTTCTTTTGGATTTTCGCAATCACAAATTCCACATCAGACCTCCAGCATATGCCCGTACCGCTTCATAGCGATTCCACCGAAACTTTTCAGATTCAAGAGATCATCGACCTTCTCGTAATTTCCGAACTCCTCTCGATGCCGGATGATCTCGGAAGCTGTACGCTGACACATACCCGTTCGCTCCTGCAACTGTGTGATCGTTTCGACGGTGTTAATGTTCACCTTAACACCGTTCCACTCCACTTTCGGCTTCTTCTCCTGCTTCGGCGGTTCATCCACCTTTACCTCCACCGGAGGCTCCTCAGCCTTAACCGGGATGCAGCGCAACTTCGGCTCCATGATCCGATAGTGGCTGGCTTTCAGACCGTTTACACGCTTCAAATCCTCCACGCTCTTAAACGGGCGACTCTCTACGATCTTTCGAGCCATCGCCAGAGAAAAACCGATCTTTTTCAGAGCAGTAGCAGTACAGGAGTTAATATCCAGACGATTATCCTGCGGACTCTCCTCGACCGGAGGCAACTCAGGCTCCTTCGGAGGTTCCGGTCTGAGATCGGGAACCATGTGTGCTGCCGTTCCCACCACCGGGGGTGTCACCGTCCGGCGACTCAGATCCCCGTTCACCTTAGTGTCCACGAGCATATCCATACAGCGACCGTAGCACTTCTGCCACATTTCGATTTCCATTTTCAGACTAGCAATTTCTTCGTCTTTCGATCCGACTACCGCTTTTACCCCGGCGACCTCGTTTTTCAGATCAGCAATCAGCGTATCTCTATCGGCAATTTCGGATTCCTTCTGCTTCAACAGAGCATCGTCAACGTAGCCCAGATCGAGCAGTTCTTCCAGCGCATCGTCAACCATTTTCTGCTCGACGCTGTTTAATACACCTAGATATTTTCCAATGCGAATTTTGTCATACGTCATAATCTGATTCAGGATAACGTATGAGGTGATACCAGTAGCATCGACTGGCAGGTAAAAGGGATGGTTCGGATGATTCTGTTTGCTCAGAAATGCAATCGAAACCGTAGAACATTTATTGTTTACGGAGTTCTCTGTCAGAATCAAACCGGGCCTACCAACACCCTGTTCACCACCGAAACCATTATCCATGCGAACCCAATAGATCTCACCGCGCTCAAAATACCCATTCGCCATACTAAAAAAAAAACCTACTTTCTCAATATTTTTCCCTATTCTTTAGTATCGTCTGGATGGTACTTATGCTCATTTTCGTACCATCCAGATAACCTACATCCTTATCCTCGGAGATCTGTTTCAGGGTGTATCCCGCATCCCGCAGCTCGAAAATCCGATCCACGACCGCTCTCTCAGCGCCGGATCGTACACCAAACCGGGGGCGACCACCCTTCTTACCCTCACGCTCGGTCTGAGCCAGATACGCCACGAAACCCGCCATCGCTTCGTCGCTGTGACGAGTGGATACCACTTCCACTCCGCGACGGAGCATTTTCAGTTTCAAGGCGTAGAACTCGTTCTCGCTCATATCGGCATCCGTAACCACCACAGGGCAGCTCCCGTCGTAAGCCTCGATATCACCGACGTACTCGGAACAGATCACCATGCCGTAGTTTTTGCAATATTCTGAAACTTCACCATGCGCACAAACAATCATACTAATTACTCCGTTTTATTTACATGGTGTTATTATACACAAAAACCAATTTTCGTTAAATTCGCCAAATAACTAACAAAAATGTTTTTTTTTTTGTCTAAAATGTACAAATTAAACAAAAAAAAAATAATCACTCTGCATACCACTTCTCTACATCCATGCCGTGATCCAAGAGCTTATTCTTGTACAGCCAGCCCATGCCATCCAGAGG